GATTTTATTGTCAATCCCTCATAATTATCAGAACCTGTGCTCAAGTCAATAAATTCATATGGTTCAATATCCAAATTTATAATATATTTAATTATTGATGGAAGGTTTGTAATTATTGATAAGTCGTCAGGATTTTTTATTTGTTTCTTAAATGCTAGAGTAGATACATCTTTTTTATTTTTATCATTATAATACTCGGCAAGTTCTTTTTTATGTCTAATAATATATTTGGTTATATATTTGCTAATATTTTTCACATAACGTAAAATGAAATAATGATATAATACTTCACCTATCTCAATAACATCTGTTCTTGCCGATATTGTATTAATATCCAATCCTAATTCAAATTTATTATCTATTTCTTCAATAATAGATACAAAAAAACTGTGTAAATTATCATTTAAATCACGTATAATATCTTCATTGTTTTCATAAGTAGATTTAAATGCATCGCATTTCTCTATAATAATATCAATATAATCAATATTAGTAGATAATGGGTCGTTTATTTGTTCAGTTATACTTTCTTTAATTAATTGGAAAGGCAGTTCTGCCAATAAACTATTTGTTTCAAAATCTGATGATAACTCATAATTTTCACTATCATAAAATAATGACATTATAATATCTCTCCTTTCATACATTTTTATTCATTTGTTATAATAAAAATAATATTATACATATAATGGTTTTTGCCCCATTATATGTATAATATTCTATTCATTCAATTCATCAAATAAATCTAATGGCATATCGTCAAGAGTTTCGTCCATATCTAAATCCATGTTTTCAGAACTGCTAACAAATTTAATATTTCTATTAAATAAATCGGATTCTCTTTGAGCTTTTGCCATTTCATTTCTTATTTTAAGTTCGTACTCATCAAGTTTTCGCGGTTGAGGAATGTTATTTGTTTTCTTTTTGCCTGATGCCATATCCAATTCTTCATGAGTAACTAATCCTCGCTTATCTTCTATTAGTTGTTTCACATTGTCAATGACATTTATTTCATCTAATGATGTAAAGTTTACACCTTTAAAGAATTCTTTATCATTTTCTGATAAATAATCTTCCATTTGGTCATATGTCATGCCCTTATTTCGATTATCTTCATCCGGCAATTGACCTCTAACGAAACCAAATCTGTGTAGATTATTACCGTAATAATATAAATACAGACACATAAGATAAGACATAATAGAGTCGTCGTGGAACCCTGGTCCGGCAGCGATTTTCCCTGTCTTTGTGCGAACAAGTTTCATTAAATCATTTATTATGTTATTTGTAATAAATTTATCTTTATAATCTTTTATGTGTCCTTCAAGTAAACTAAACATAAGCTCTCTTGATTTACCTTGTGTGTAAATACCATATAACTTTCTTCGTTTAGCCTCTCGAACCAACATACCTTGTGCATCAAGTTTATCATCAATATTACTACCAACCATATCCTTACTATTATCAAAATAGATATTTCCTCGTATATCGGTATCACGCAGATGATCAAGAACTGCTTCACCATTCGCGTTTCGTTCTATCGCCAATATAGAACGGGGCAAATGTTTTCTAACCAATACATATAAGAACTTTATTAAATCCTTTACACCTATATTTGCTGACATAAATTCTGCTGCAGGCTGAATAGTATATGGGTCGAATATAGTTACGGCAGAGTTATCTTCACCATATCCATTTGCGACATCGACCCCTATGAAATAGCATTTATCTTTACGTAAAGGCTCATATATATCTAATTTGAATAATTTATTTATAAATATCTCTTCTTTTATTTGTCCTTTCAATTCTTCTATTCGAGCCAAATCTTCCGGTTCATATGGAGATTGAGATGAACCTCTTAATCTTTGAAGGAATATTTCTCTCTTTATTTTTAATGGATTATTATTTAACAGCGAGCATACTTTATTGAACCAAACATCATCTTTACCGAGCTGTGTATATGAATATTCTATATACACAATATTATTTCCAGAGTTTATTTCAATATATTCCTTTACATCTTCTATAGGCTTATCATAAAAATGCTCTGTCCATTTACATGTATTTTCAACAACAGCCAATGCATCCTGACCAGACTGTGAGTCTAAGTCGCCCGGTGTGCTTGTGAATACACGACAGTACATAGCATTATTTCTTTTAGCATTCTCAGATGCAGTATTATATGCAGGACCTGAGGCTTCCATAATAGTTTTAACAAAATCTATAAACTCAAACTCATCATAGTATTGGATAGGCTGAGTCGCACCACGCCCTATCTTTTCTGCTTGAACAAGAGATCTTGCTGATGATTTTGTCACTATACTATTATTATTTGAGCCGTTTTTCAAAGTTTTAACGTTATCTGTAGCTTTTATTTCATTACCCTCTTCATCATACGCAATTTTAAATTGTAAATATTTAGGTAATAAATCTCTCTGGTCTTTTAAACGAGATAAGTTTTCAATTGCTTTATCTGCAAGCATGTTTATAAACATTATTTCCGAGTCAGTTGTTCCTAATAAAAATGTCCAGTTAATTATAGCAACAGTAGACTGCGTTTTACCTATCTGACGTGGTATTACTAGGTAATGGTCTATACCATTTAAAAAACACCAAGTTGCTGCTAGGTTTGCTCTATTTAATTGGTATGGGACGCCTTTTGGGTTACCTTGGTCGGGTATTCTTGCAACTTCTCGTAAAAAATACCAAGGATTGACTATACACTCATTCACAATTCTAATGATCTGGTCATTAGATAAATAAGGGGAGTATGGGTCTACTCCCCTTAATGATGGATCATATAGAGCAAGGAAAAACATATTATTTTTTATTCCTAAACGTTTTAAATCGACCGCAGTTTGAATAAAGGATATATTGGTAGTTTCTGTATCATATATATACCGGCGTTTGACCATAATATAGTCCTCCATTCATTAGCGTTTTAATAATAACTCCCTATCGACAGAATATTTATCGTTATTCAGCAATTTAGCATGGTTTATAAACCACTCATCATCATATCCTAATTCTCTATAAGAATATTCAATACCAATATAATTGGTCAAACTATCTCTGCGGAGTTTATCCTTAACCGCTTCGATAGAAAGATCGTAAAACCAATCTTCCCAATGTAGTGATGTTTCGACGAACATTGCAATTTTATCATATTCAGGCATTTCATCAGGAATTATTTCTGTTGGTAATATAGAATATGATTTTGTTTCCATAGGAAGTGATGTTAATAAATCTGTAGTAACTGCCATTATTTCAAAATCCGGATATACAGAAATATTGTCTTTATTTTCATTTCTAATATCTTCAATTGTGCGTTTACTAACAGGAAATTTACTAGCTTCTAATTTTATCTCACCAGTATCGACGCGAGTTATCGTATAATTTTCTTTATCATATATTACTTTCTTTGCCATATATTCTGGCAAAGAATCAATTATATCACAAATAAATATGAAGAAAAGATTACCGAAATTATATATATCATTAATAATAATCTTATTATAATCTTTTCCAAATAATAATTCCCACACCATCATTGCTGCAGAACAATGCATATTATATGTAAATCTAGGTGTGACTATATGGTTATTTATATTATTTATACAGCAATATACTGATGCCAGTTTTGCTAAATCTAGTTTATACTGAGTAGTTCCACCATCTGCAGTTTTAAATCTTACAATATTTCTTAAAAAATACCATACATTATCTTCGCATTCAGAATTTATGATAGATATTTCCCCATCAGTTAATGATGGGGAAAATATATCCAATTCATCAGCAGAAGGATTTAATGTTTTTAAAAAGAAATCATTATTCATAACATGCTTATTTTTTAATAATTCCGATACATTTACAAATGACTCGTTAATTTGCATGTTTAAACCCTCCTTATATAACATTTATTAACCTTGATAACCTTTTGGATAACGTATAAAAACGCCATATTCCTTATCAATTATCTTCATAGCCATAATCTGTTCTCTTAATTTGAGTAGCTGGTCTTTCATATTCATAAGTGTACTCTTTGATTGAGACACTCTATTAGATTTACCCATTTCAATCAAATCTAATGCAGTATTTATCTGGTCGAGCAGTACATACAATCTATCCAGTAAATATATTTTATCATCAGTATTTTGAATATTACCGATATCAACTTCAAGAATATCTATATCGGACTGTGATACTTTCTTAACTTTTCCAAGTTTATCAAATAAACCAACGGATGCTTCTTTCAATATTTTATTAACATCATTCATCAGTATCTGTTCGTATTTCATTTGACTGTACACATCTTGCGGTACTCTTGAATACTGCTCGGATAATAATTCACGATATTTATCAGTAGACTCACCAAAGAATGAAGCATGAATATCCTGGACAACTCTTTTAGTCAAATCACTAGGAGTCTTAAGCATTTCAACTTTAAGAGAATTTCGTAAAACTTTCTTTCTAAATTCAAGTTCTTTAATATTAAGCACTGTCCAGTTAACTATTATTTCTATTTCTTTTTCAACTTCTTTATCTTCTCTATTAATTAATGAATTACCTTGAGATTGAATCAATTTTCCTATAAATTCATCCAATTCATTACCATATCCATACTTAATAACGAACTTATCAGCATGTCTTTCAGTATTAGTATTTGTAAATGCAAATGATTTTGTTGTGCATGACTCTAATATTGCTAAATTAAAAAGCTTTCTTATCTTCTTATTAGCAACTAATGCTTTCATCTGATAATTTAACTTCATTAATTTAAAGCGAAGAATCTTATTTAATCTTCTCGGAATTGTATTGTCATAGACTATATGACCAATTTCATGCAATAATACAGCCACAATCTCGCTTGGGTTAGCATTGAGTTTTGTATCATATAATAATATGCTATCAATTTCGATATACCAAACATCATTATTCTGCCATAATTTTACGATCTCTTCTGTAGAAGATTTCTTTTCAATGATAGATTCTACAAGAATATCCATTGTAGATACTGACGGGAATATATTCATCCCAAAAAATGAATTTGTTGCATTATTTACTATAGATAAATTAAAATTGAGGTCAAATTCACGTGAAAGTGTTCGTTCGATTTTGGCGAGGTTACCATTAACATCGTCTTTGTTCTTTATAGAACCAAAACACTTTTCTATGAAAATCAAATTATCACTTTTAGTTTTCATATCCTATCACCCTTTCATAAAAATAGTAAAAAAATATAGAGAACTCTTATTAATTAAGAGTTCTCTATGTTATTATTAAAAAATTATTCGTTGATAACGTAATCTGCAGAAACAACAGTGCTCGGAATCATACCTGCTTTAACAGCAATTACTTTAAGTGTGCTTGTAGCAGCGATTGTTACAGCACCGTTAACTAATTCTGATGTTGTTGTCGGCTCATTACCGTCTACAGTGTAGTAGAGATTTACTCCAGGTGTTGCACAGCTAATTGTTACTGTCTGAGCGCCTGTGTATGTACCAGCAGCTAAGCTGATTACAGGTGCAGCAACCTGAGCTGTTGCAGGAGCACTAGGATCTTTTAAACTAAACTGATTGTCAAGAATATGGAACTCACCCTGAACAGGAAGAACTTCAGTTGTAATAAATCTAGATGTACCCATAACGTTCGGAGTAAGCGGTGTTAATGCATTTCTATATGCATTTTCGATGTTCAAGCTATATTTATAGTGCTTGAATGTGATAACTTCTTTTGTAAGAGGATATGCAACAACACGGAGACCACGTGATTTCGGGCATTTCATTGTGCTGATTACATGAATTCTGTTCTTATTAGCGGTCATAACACCGAATCTGTAGTCGAGCTGAATACCACCGATCTTGGTGTCTTCATCAATTACCCAACGTACATTATCCTGGATAAGGCTGATAAGGTTCGGATGACCATATACAACGAACATTAAGTCCTGATTACGTAATTTAACTTTTAATTCGTCAATGAAACGATTTAAGTCAAATTTTAATTCGCTGTCGATCCACTGTGATCTTGTAACGAATTTATTTGCCGGAGGTTCGCAGTTGAAGTAACCTTCTTCAACGAATCCATCAGTGTAACCGAATGGGAGGTCTTTTCTTGTTCTCCACATATCATAGCTATTATTCAAGAAACCAAGAATTTCGCTATCTTCATACTGTGTTAATACAGTACTCATATCGGCAATGATTTCTGTTGTAATATCGAAATCAAATAAAGCTTTATAATCTTTGATCTTTTCGAGTGTTAAACCAGTGTTGATACGTGTACCATCCGGAATCTTCCACTCTAAAAGTTCTCTTTCTCTGTCAAGTTCGATTGTTTCTGTGTTGTTTTCATTTGATAAGTGTCCGCCAAACTGTACCTGTGTGATGAGACCCTTAGTTGAAGCACATGAAACTAAACCGTTATAGAAGTCAACCTGACCAACGAGAATATCTTCAACGGTTGTACCGTCATCTTTTACATACTTAACTCTGTATGTAAATGAGCTGTTTGCAGCCATGTTAGGTGATACGTTCACTGCAACAGGAACAACTTCACCATCTACTGTAAGCATAACGCTCTGAATACAGAAGTCGTAAGCAAGGCTATCACGGCG